TGGTTATAACTATTAGCTGCATGTATTAATAAATATTTAAAACCAGTTTCGGTAACTAATTGTTTTTCTGCGAATTGTAAATGACCTCTTGCTAAGTCATTAGATTGATACGAAAAGTATGGATCTCGTGCATACACTCTACCACGAAAGTCTAAAAACATAGATAAGTAAAATGTATAAGACGCCCAACCATTAGGACCATGTATACTATTTAATATAGCATGATTGCGAGCTGCTTTTGATTGTGTTGCTAAGCATAATTGTTTTGCTGTCCACATAAGATTATGTTTGTCAAACAATTTGTTAAGTTTATTAATTTTCCGCAAGCATAATCTCATAGCTTTGCCATCTTTTTTAAGTGTATTCTTGCGTTTTTCTTCTTTATTTAAAGCGTCTTCAATTGTCTTAACTGTTGTTGAATTGCCTTTATCAGGTTCAAATAATGATCCATTTCTATATAATTTTGTATCTTTATATATTTTATTTATATTTTCTCTACGTATATCTTTTGCATCGAATTCTATTTCTGATCCATCTTCTGTTTCTAATTTAATAATTGTTTCTGTTAATTTATTTTCAAGTTTTTCACTTATCTTAGCTACGTTAGCATTAACGCACCATTTTACTTTTTCTAATCGATTAACTGCTTTTACATAATCTGAATATTGATCTATTTCTTTTATAGAGCTTTTTATTAGTCGATCTTTAATACCATCAACCATTCTAGTATTCTTTCTCCAGGCAGGATATTGATGTCTTGATATACCTATTCTTTCTTTTTCATCTAATACAATATTTCCATATTTGTGAGCCATTTCTAAATGATACGGCTGCAACCTAACTTGTTTCTTCTTACCTTTTTCCATAATTTCTTCTATTGTAAAGAAAGGTTCTCGTGTTAATATTAAATACTCTTGATCGATAAGTGCATTTAATATTAAACAACCAAGTTTCATTTTAAGTACTATGTTTGCATTTTCAATTGCTAAATGTTTTACACATATTTCACCAACATTCATATTAGTGTTTGTCAACATTATTTTGCCTTCATGTCTTTGAAATGTTGATGTTAAATAATTAAATGTTTCTTTAACTATGTTAACCATTCTAAAGTCGTCACGCAGGCAATTTGCATTTCTTATTTCTTTAACAGCAGAGTTGTTATTATTACTACTTCCGCTTTGCATTATTCTTTCTTCTATTGACCAAACTATTTCTTGTACGTTATTCATATTAACTCTCCAGAAAATCGTTGAAGTTTGAATGCATTTGATCGTTCCAATCAGTATTTATTTTATCTGGAATAAACACATATGATTTTATGCCTTTCATTTTTAGTCGTTTAGCAAGTATATACGCTGCAGCTTGTCCAGTGAATGATGCATCGTTATCACCATATATTAAAACACATTCTACACCATTTGGCGGAATAAAGTTCTCTAAACAGTGAGCATTAGTTGCTGCGAAAGCTGGATATCCACAATCTTCACTAGCAGAGTATGCAGTTTCTATTCCTTCAGCGATACAAATTGTATTTTGACCATTTCCATCATCGCTATGAGATGCAAGTACAGATTCTTCTTTCCAGTCATCACTTAGTCTTATAGCAGCTCCTGTAATAGTGCCTTTAGGCGGCATTATTTTTCTACTGTTTTTAAGATCAGCTTTCTCACCGTTTTTAGTATATGTAATATGAAATGAAACACCGTTACCTTCGAAATCTTTTATTACTCCTAGCATACACTCGTATTTACCAAGTGATTTACCGTTTTCGTAATAATCTAGTGTTGCCTGTTTTAATCCGTTAGGAATATCAGCAATACCACGAGATCTAAGATATTGACCAACAGATCCATTATATTCTATTGGTTTGAGCTGTTTAGCTACATAATTTAACGCAGGACGTGGATCTTTCTTTGGTGCAGCTTCGACTTTCTCAATTTTACCAAGTCCCACTAGTGGTTCTATATGTTCTACGGCAGTACGAAAATCCCATTTGTACAGCTTTTGTACTAGTGTCCAGCCATTTCCGTTACCACATCCTCTACATAAGTACACTCCGTCACCATTCATATCTGTGAATGTATATCTATCTGTACCTCCACATAATGGACAAGGACCATTCTTATTTTGCAAGTATTTCTCGTCAACACCAAGTGTTTTGAGAATACCGTGCCATCTGCCTTTTACAGCATCTGTTACATCAGCCATTTTATTTCTCCTTATTAATCTAGTAATTCTTTTCTTATACTATCTATTTCACTTTTATAATTGTTAGCATATTCACCACTAACTTTTGGTTGGTAATGCTTCGACCATATTTTAAGTATTTCAGCTACTGTTGATCTGTCATACTCATCATTAATGTCTATTTCTATTTCTATTTCACGTCTTACAGGCACTTTATCATTTATTACATCAGGATCTGCACAAGTATTTATTAATTTGTAATTTCCTGGTGGAATAGTAGATATATGACATAAGTCAAATACAAATTCTTGTTCGTTCCAGTCTTCGAATTTTAAATTTACTATCATTTTATTACTCCTTATAAGTTATGTTTCTATACCAAGGTATAGCTTTTTTTTCGCGTTCGTATGCTTCTTTTTCATTAGCTTCAATATCATCGAAGTCAAATCGATCTTCTACATACTGTTCTAAATGAATTAATTCGTGTCTTAGTACTAAATTAAATTCATCTAGTATTTCTTTTATTTCATCATAGCTAATGTCTGCGTCTATTGTATTGCAAACAATATCTATTTCTATTGGTATTCCTACACTTTCTGTTTCGAAATAAGGATTAAAAGCACCACACACAATAAAATCATGAGCTCTTACATCATAATCTTGTCGCATATTAACTTTAACTTTATTTTTATCTATTCGTTTGTTTATATACTCTACTAATTCAGTCAAGTTTATAATATCACCATAATATTTATTTACCATGTGATTCTCCAAATAGTTCTTTTAACACTTCTTCATATATTTCCATTTTTGTCATCTTAATTTGTCGCCATCTTTTTCGTTTACCGTAAGTAGCTTGAATATTTTCGTATATATACTTCCGAACATCATCATCACTATATATTCTTGTGCCTTCAAACATTATCTTAATGTCTTTATATAGTTTGTCGACTAAGTGATATATGTAATTCTGATCTTCTTCGGTTTTAGTCGTTTCGTTTAGTTTGACCATACATATCTCCTAAAAGATCTTTTATTACTGCTGCTTTATTACTTATTTCATCACCAAGAAGTACAGGATACAAATTATCGTTTAAATATTCATCGATATAATCGTCAAATTCATATTCTAATATACTAATTGGTTCTTCTTCTGGTGTTTCAAAGTAATAATAACCTAATGACCAAGCTTGCTTTAGATATTCTAACGCTAAGCCTTTTCTATTTTGAGCAATAAATCCAGTTTTCTTGTCGATTAAGATATTATATGATTTTTCTATTTCTTTTAACTCACCAATCATTTCATCTTTTGCTTCTGATTTGTAAGTTTCATATAATCTTTCATAATCTGCTTCTCTTTTCCAGTCATTAGAGTCCATCCAGTATGTACTCATATCAATCCCTCCTTGTATTCATCATATAAATGATCTTCTCGCATTTGTTTTTCATTTTCTTTCTTTTCTTCTTGTTCTTCATCATACTCTTCTTGACTTAAACTTCTGCAATCAGATCCACAATCACTGCAGTAAGGTCTTGTGTCTTGATCTCTAACAACCTCACCGCAGCAATCTGAGTAGTATGTATAAAAGGTAGTATTAAAATAACCACTTATCATACTAACCAGCCTTTTCTTAACGCTTCTAACCATTGTACTACATATATTAAACAACCTGCAGACACAATAGAAGATAAAAACGCTGTATAAATTAAAAATAGTTTTATATATTTCATAATTATTCCTCGCGTATATTTTCGTTAAGCATTTTTCTTAAAAGAATTGTTGCTAGTATTTCACTATTTAGCATATCAGTAGTTAAACCCATTGCATCAGCTTCTTCTAAGCTTTCGTTTAGTGATACATCATTTTCTATTAAATAGTTCATAGCGACACCATAATAGATTACTTCTTGTTCACTTATCCATTCACAAGCTTCGTCAATTGTTTCGAATTTATCTTCTTCACCTGACCACTCATTATGGACTACAAACATGATTCGTTCTGCTTTTATGCCTTTTTGATCGTGACTATCATAATTTTCATTATAATCTTTTAAAGCTTCTTCAGCAGTATCATGATTGTAGACTCTTTCTACTGGTTCATCGTTATTTGCTACGTATATCGTCCAATCGTACATTTCTTTTTCTCCTTTGTAGTTTTTTATTTTTATTTGCTCTGTCCATCAATGTAGTAATTGATGCTAACAACGCATCGTGCGCTGCTTTTTGTATTTTTTCTGATTTATTCATTATTTTCTCCTTCGTTATTAGCCCATCCGATACAACCAATTGCATCTTTTGGGTAGCATTCTATTTCTGGTGGGTTATTATTATCAAATGCTTTACCCCAATTTGTTGTGCTTTCACAACCTGTTAAGATAAAGAATATAAATAATATAACGAAAAATCCTAATGCTCTTAATAGCCATTTCATTTCGTTATCCCACGGTACTAACCATTTTATAAAGTTTTTCATTTTTAGTCCTTAAATGCGAATAAAGTTCCAGCGTCGTATGGCTCGCAATACCATCCGGCTGCTTCTACTATTTTGTATAGTTTAGGATGTATTCCCATAGTACTTATATGACCATAGTTATCATATATTAGTTGACCATCTGTAGCGTAATCTTCACTACCTCGAAACCAGATTGAGTGTTCATAACCTTCAGCCCATTCTATACCTTCTGTTGCCATTGCTTCAGGCAACTCTTTGTCTATCTTTTTTATTAAAGTTTTTTGTTCCATTTTTTACTCCTTATTTCATGACTAAATATTCACCCCAAAGATAATCTCCATTACGGTCTAATTCACCTTGAATTATTCCTTCTTCTAATGGATATTTCATCTCATCGTGATTATTTCCTTGTTTATCACCATCTGATATAAATTGCTCCCAGACAGTGTCGCTTTTATGTTTGATCCAAAGTTGTCTATTTTTGATTTTCCAACTGTGCACCGTATCTAAATCATACGGCACACTAAAGTAATCATAAACAGTATACTTTGCCTCAACAAGATATCTACTTTTTATCATCTCTCTCCTTTTATTTTACTTAATATATGTGCTTTCTTATTTTTCAGCACTTCTTCTTTTAATAGTATTTCTGTATACTCAGCTTTCATTTTTTCTTTTTCAATTACTTCGTCTTTCTTACAATTGAACATCCAATTAGCATAAGTATCTTTATGATAATATACATCAAAGTATTTAGCAAATCTATGAGGTAAAGATTGATCATACGCTCTAGGATGATATCCCATAGCTTTAGCATGTATTGCTCTTGGACCTCTTGCCTTTAAACTTACTCTCATTAATGTAATCCAACTATCATTCATATCCCAATTGTATTTATAAGCTTTTGATCTTATATATTTATTATGTGCAGCGCACTTTCTTTTAAGGCCTAATAATAATGGGTTATCTTTTTCACCGACACTAAACATATAACTTTCGCTACCTCTGTTTTCGTGATTCATCATAACCATTCCGTGATGAGCCCAGTTTTCACCTTGATAATTTGTTGGTGCTAGTATTATATTATTTTTACTTTTCATTATAGTCTCCTATTGAGTTATTATTAATCCACCACTAGTTATATAACACCAGTCAGCAGACGTTATTTTCTTACCACTTTCTTCATATACAAACGACTTGTATTTATATGGGTTAAATGTAACAAAATGAAAGTTTTTAAACATTCGTTTACATTCCGTAGTAGGTTTGCCGTTCCAACCTAATACTTCGCCATTTTCTATTTTTGCAGTCCAATCTACATTAGCAATAAGACTACGATTTTTATAAGGTGTGTATCCGTACAAATTCCATATTTTACCTACAGCTACAGCAACTACTTCTTTGATCTTGTTTTTACGGATACGATGAACACCTGCTTCATTAACTTTAAATTTAGTATCTTGTAGAGTTAATGATGTGCAATGTCCAACAACTAAGTTTGTTCTTTCACACTGTATACTTAGTTTTTCATTGTGTAGATTTCTATATATTTTATATTTATTCATTATTTTTCTCCTTTTCTAATATTTCTTTTGCGTTAGGTGTCCATTGAGAATTAATTTCTGGATGAACTGCTAACAAATCCGTTCTAGCTTTATTAGCTACTAACATTCTTGCTTTTATATTTTCAGAACTTTCTTTGTCTGGAGTTTCTTGATTATCAAGTTCTGCTAAATTATCAGGATCGTTTATTTGATCGTGATAGTAGTCTGATATACTCATATTTATGCTCCTTTTATTTTATATCTGTTATTCTAATATCTATTACATTTATATTTCTAGCTATCATTGTATCTTTTACTAATTTTTTGATATTATTTCCTGGTCCAACATGGAACCAGTCTTTACCTTTTACGGTTACTTCTGCATTATTGAAATCATCATATCCAAGTTTTATTTTATCAACTGTTGCTTTTAACTCGAACGTTATTTCTAACCATTGCATTCCGTCATGTTCTTTCATATTACTTTCTCCTTTTATATTTATTTTTTATATCTTCCCATAGCGGATATTTACCCTTGCTATTTTTATGATATGTTATATATGTTACCTTATTTTTGATCTTTTTTGTAACAAGATGTTTTTCACCATTGATTACCATCGTTTCACATTCACAATACTTTTCAGGGTATTTTGTATATTTAGGTGCGAATAAACTATCACAATTTTTACAACGAGGACCTTCAGCTTTAACTAATGATTCTATAATTGGTTTTTGTTGTAATTTTCTTGGTTTGAAATTACCAGTTTTCATCCATGATGTTGTTGACATTACTTTCTCCTTTGTTATATTAATTTGAAAAACTATATTTGTGACAATGAATTTTGAAAACTACATTTGTCACTCTTACTTCAGCATTTACTTGGTCTTACAGTGTTTGTAGGACATTGTTTTTAGCTGTCTAACTTTGGTACAAATTGTCAGGTATATTGAATTCTCGAAGATAATACTCCTTATATTATATAAATGACATTATTAAATTATCTCTTAACTACGTTTTCTACTAGAGTACCCTCCATGTACATAGATAAAAGTCTTCCGGCTCTGTGCTTGTCAAGATCAAACACCGCCATAAGATATGGACGAACACCAAACATATTGTGCTCGCCTGATCTTCTCAGTTTCTCCAGGTAGTTGAACGCCTCGAGTCTTACTTTAGGATGAAAGTTTTCCATGTTAGCTCCTTTATTTAATCATTTTAGATAATCCGATATACTCTACAAGTGAATCGGTGTTTTTTATTTCTAATGGTAGTCTAACATAAAATGCTCTACCTATGTTAATTTCAACAGCTTCAACTGCTTCTTTCACTGACATATTGTTTTTGTAATGTAACCATAACGCCATATCATTTCCAGTAAGCTCCGCTGTGAAATCAGTTTCACTGTCTCTAATTATTGACATATTTACTCCTTGTCATTAATTATCCTTAGTTGATCTAGTGCCATGTACACTAGAAGAGTGACAGAAGCAGCGAACACTGCTCCCATCACAACCATCAAAAATGCACTTGTATACATTATGCTTCAGGAAGTATTTCTGAAACTTTATATGCATTTACATACACTTTTGTATTCCAAGAACCATCGACATTTTCTTCTGTCTTCTCGATTCTTGCTTCGATCGACACTTTAGAACCTTTCTTAAGTTCTGACATTGCCTTTCGAACTGTGTTGGTGAATCCAGTGACGAACCACCAAGTTGGTTCTCGTTTAATCCAAGACTTTGAAGCCTCGTCATAATAATCATTAGATTCTGCGACTCTGAGCTTAGACATCTCATTGCCATTCTTTGTTTTACCCGTCTCTGGGTCCTGGCCTAGATGACCAGTGATTTTAACTTGTGCCATATAATTCTCCTTATATTGACATTGATTGTCTGAATAGCCCATCTATTCAGATCGTATTAACCCTCGTTTATTTATATTGAGAGTTAAATCTTTTCTTGAAGTATTGAAATTCATCGAACAGATCATCTTCAAGATCATTGATCGGCGCTATAAGTTCTTGCAGCGTCATCGATCTCATTGGAAATGTATTAGTACAACCCATGAATTCTTCATAAATGATTAAGTCATTGATTGCATCTTTAATTTCTTTTGACATAGTTTACTCCTTATCTTTATACTTATTATTAATGCGCTCATTCATATCCATAAAGAATGGTACAAATACGCACGCCAGACCTACAATAACTCCGATAAGAATTATTGTATGAATTATTAAAACTTCTAACATATCATTTCTCCTCAAATTGAACAATAATATCATTATGCCCTAGTTCTTTATAATAGAAATAGAGCTCAGATGCTTCTTCAAAAATAACATAACGATCAGTTACTTCTGTACCTCCAACCCAAACAGTATACATAATAACCTCCTATAATGCTTTGATTTCTAATAAATGCATTTCGATATCATTAGGATGAACCCACCCAATAACATCGTCTGTCACTGGAGTATCGTAAGTAATGCTCCAATCTTCATCATCATCTGAATTAAATTTCAGTACAGCGATCTCGTATAGACCACCTTTACCTCCATAACTCATTTCATTCTGAATAACAGAAGCGCCATAATTGTTAGGAAACCTGTATTTAACTCTTCCTAACTCCCTTGATATAACATGACCAACTTTACACATAATTGTCTCCTTTATTATTATAAAAAGCAGATCATTTCGACCACTCCCTTATAGAGAAGAAATATAAAGGTAGGACTGAATGTATCCGCATCCACGATATTCCCTTGGGCAAGGAATTAGATAATCCCTATATGCCCAAAGCAATTAGTTATAAGCAATTCCATTTATCGAGTTGCTCTTTAGTAAAATCACCGTACTGTTGAAGATTTTTTACAGTCTCTTCTTCCTCTTGGATTTCAAGATCAGTATCATGATTTATTGTATCGCAAAGTGATTGTAATTCAGCATCACGATCTTTACAAGACATAGACTTAAACCAGTCGTAATTAATACGTCCTGGTCTAGATCCATATACTTCTTTCCAGCAATCACTGAAGAAATCTATTTGATCTTGTAATTTTGACATAACTGTCTCCTTATTAATTGAAAGATTATGTTAATAAACTATGAGTATATGATAGTGTATTAAGATAAACTTTGGATGATCGTTAGGTTCAACTCAGCGTGCAATCACTCGCTCACATTATGTGTTACATGTGGTATCTACAAAGTAATTACACGCACAAGTCGCTTATCTCTGATCTCTTATCTCTTATAGAGAACGAGCACGAGCGTTATGATCAGCTAATGGTCTCTTATAACTAAGAGAATCAGTAGTATGATCGTAAGCTATGGTAGCTTCGAGATGTGTATTAACAAATCTATCTGTATCTCCATCGCCTACGTAAGTCCATTTAGGTGATGAAGCAACATAAGCTACTATATTACTAATAGCTTGCTCAGATAGACGAGCGATATATGACTTACGATCTGGATTAGGTAAGTCGTTAAGTTTTTTGATCAGTCTTTGATCGTGGTTTAATTTTGATTTATACATTTGAATCTCCTTTATTATTATAAGATACTACATGATTGTAGCATTTGAGCTCTTGCTCTAGCTCTTGGCTCTTGATCTAAGCTCCTGTATCTTGCTCGTGATCTTGGGGGCACTTGAACTATTGCACTAGGCTCTTACTATAGATTTAACCCACAGGTGCCAAACATATAAAATTTTAGAAAACACAGAATTATTTAATAAGTATACAGAGCTCTCAACAGAGCCCATTCGTACCAACAGGATTGCTACGTAAGAACATACAGGGAAAGCAGTGACCTCGGGGTTGCTACAGTTCTGTATATTTTTTAAATGATTCTAAAAATTAAGGAGGAAGTATGCCGTTTAAAAAAGGTGAACCTCAACATCCTAACGCTGCTAAGCAGCACTGGAAGAAAGGGGAGTCCGGCAATCCTAAGGGAAAACCGATTGGCTCAAAAAATAAATTAACATTAACTAAAGAGGCTTTCAGTAGAGGTGAAGGATTGAGTCCTGCTGATATGCTAGTAGAGATTGCAAGGAGGAACTTTGCGCAAGCTACGACTGCAGGTGATAGTTTAGCAATGAAAGCTATTATAGAAGCAAATAAATTTATAGAACCTACAGCAGATGCTGAGGTGATTAAGGAAAATGTTAAGGATGTTTCGACAGAAGATCTGCAGGCTAGAGTATTACAGCTTGTAGGTAACGAGAAGTAGGAGACACAATGACAAGCGATGATGAGTTGTTGGAAGTAGTTGAAGAGCTTGAGAAAAGAAAACAATGGGAGTACTGGAAGAATAATCCAGAAGCTTTTATTAATGAATGTTTATATATTTATCCGAAGGATGCCGCGCTGGGTAAGATTAAATTAAATATAAACAAGGCACAAAAATTAGTAGTTGATGAATTTACTAGGCAGATGAAGACTAAGGGACATGTCAGAATGATTATCTCTAAGTATCGTCAAGCTGGTTTCAGTACAATTAGCTCAGCACTAATCTTTCATAGAGCTTTGTTTTATAATTCTACTAGAGCGGTTATTATATCTTTAGACAAGCCTACGACAGAAAGTATATTTAGTATGTCTAAAACTTTTTACGAGGATTTGCCAAAGGATATAAAGCCTGAGTTGAGTGCATCAAATAAAAGAGAAATGAAGTTTGTGGACAACGGATCTATGTATCGTTGTTTTACTGCAGGTGCGGATAACCCGGGTCGCGGGACAACAAACACAGCTTTATTATGTGATGAGACTGCATTTTTTCAGAGTGCGGAGAAGGTTATGGCTGGACTATTCCAGTCTATTTCACTCTCTCCTGGAAGTATAATTATTATCAACTCTACGTCGAACGGGGCGCAGGGTGTGTACTACGATCTTTGGAATAAAGCAGAGAAAAAATTAGGAAATTTTACATCTTTGTTTGTGCCTTGGTATATCCAGGACGAATACAGGATTGCAGTGCCAGATGGTTTAGAACTAACATCTGAAGAACAGAAAATTAAAGACGAATGGGATTTAGATGATGAGCAGATATACTGGCGCAGAATTAAGATTGCAGAGACATCAACTATTTTATTCAAACAGGAATATCCGTTCACGGCTCAGGAAAGCTTCATCCAATCAGGTTCAAACGTATTTGATGTTGAAGTAATCAATCAGTATATACACTCTACACCTGAGTCAATAAGAAAATTTAATAGAGAGTATGCAAGTTTCGATGAGGATATCGAAGGAGACTTGCAAGTGTGGGAACCACCTAAAAGAGATAAAAAATATCTCATCGGCGGGGATGTCGCCGGGGGTGTGGGCGGAGACTATTCCGCGGCAGTTGTCATGGACAACGAAAGAAATGTTGTAGCCCTATATAGAAATAACAGGATTGATCCTGTATTCTTTGGGCACGTTCTATTTTATTTAGGCAGGTGGTATAACAATTGTTTGTTGGCTCCTGAATCTAACTCAATTGGACTAGCTACAATACAACAACTACACTCTATGAATTATCCAAACTTATATCAGCAAAGAAAGACTGCTAATGTAAGACTTGGCAATGATATAAATTCATATGGATTTAAAACTACAGTAAGTACGAAAGTGCCTATAATATCTAACTTACAAGCTATGGTTAAGGATTATGATATAAATATCCCATCAAGCTTGATTTTAGATGAGTTAAGGAATTACATATTGGTAGGTGAGAATAACAGGATGCAAGCTGCTACAGGTCATTATGATGATACTGTTATGGCTCTTGCTATAGCTTGTGAAGCTTACAGGACTCATGGTCATTCTTTAACAAATCAACGCTTCTCCTTTGGAGAACTAAATCAACATACACATACAGACGAGACTAATTGGCTGTAACGGAGAGAGAGAGTATGGAATTGAAAAAAGTAACTGACGATGAATTGATCGCTCAGATTGATTCAAAAGTTCGTAATAGTATTGGAGGTCTAACGGGAGCAGGTGATCTGTCTTCCAGAAGAGAAAATGCTACTTATGAATTTAATATGTCACCGTTAGGTGATTTAAAACCTCAGGGAGTTAGTAAGATTGTATCTTCTGATACCACAGAGGTTATTGAAAGTTATACTGCTTTAACAACAAAGCTGTTATTAGATAATAATAAGCTTGCTAACTTTGTACCTAGAAGCATGAAGCCGCGTGATATTCACCAGGCTAAAGTAGCTTCAGATCTAGTTAACTACTGTATATTTAATAAGAATGACGGGTGGAAAACAATTAACACCTGGGTAAAGTCTGCTTATTTATATGGTAATGGAACGTTAAGTTGGTCATGGATTGAAGACTCTGAATACGAAATGGAAGAGTACGATCAGATTTCTGAAACAGTACTAGATGAACTTCTTTCAGACCCACTTGTAGAGATTGTTGGGGATTTGGAAGTTACAGAGAATTACGAGCCTGGACCGCAGGAACAAATCTATCAAAATGTAAGACTTCGTAGAACTCTAGATAAATCTAAAGTTGTTATTGAAGCTATACCTCCCGAAGCATTCTTAATCAATAAAGATGCTAAGAGCATCCAAGACGCTACGTTTGTAGCTAAAGTTGTTGAGCTTAGTTATTCTGAAATAAGACAGATGTTTCCTGATTTCCAAAAGGACTTATCTGAAATTGGTGAGAATGCTGAAGTCGGTCGCGGAATGTCTTGGTCTCAAGAGATATCATCAAGAAAAGATTCTGTTGGTATTGACAACTGGTTAGCTAATGAGGCATTAGATGATTCTGATGAAGCTAATACAGTATTAGAAGTTATTGAATGTTGGATTAGATCTGACAGGGATGGAGATGGAGTTGCTGAGCTTAAGCATGTTATTAAAGCTGGTAATGATATACTTCAAGAAGATGATGTATCTTATATACCTGTAGCTGATTTAAATCCAGTAGAGATTCCTCACGAATATCATGGTCTATCTTTAGCTGATATGGTACGCCCGCAAATGCAAGCTACCACAGCTATATTAAGAGGATTTGTAGAGAATGTTTACTTTGGTAACTACGGTAGAACGCTAGCCGATCCAAATGTAGTAGACTTCTCAGCATTACAAAATCCAGTGCCTAAACAAGTTATTGCTACTAATGGTCCAGCTGTTAACTCAGTACAACAAATAGGTCCTGATCCAATATCACCTGGAACTCAAGGTATGTTAGAATATCTTCAGTTACAGAAAGAGCAATCAACAGGTTTAACAAAAGCTGCTATGGGTTTAAATGACGCGTTATACGTATCTGGAAACTCAGAAGCTAAGATGGCTCAAACTCAAAGTGCGGCTCAAATCCGTATTGAGCATATTGCTAGAAGATTTATGGAAACAGGTTTTAAAGATCTGTGTCGTGGTTTATTGAAAGAGATGAAACAAAACATTAAAGAAGATATGATGTATAAGACTGATAAGGGTTATGCTTCTATATCTCCAAGTGATTTGCAAATGATTCCTTCTAATTTAGATTTAGATATTCAAGCTAACCTTGGCGAAAACTCTAATATCAACATGCAACAGAAGTTACAACAGGTTGGAGAGTTGATTCCACTTATGGCACAAGATCCTACATCTAGAAAGTATATATCACAAAACGCTGCTTTTAATTTAGGCGTTAAAATGGTTACTGCTATGGGATTAGATCCACTTGATTATTTTGTAGACCCAGATAATCCAGAGGTTATGCAAGAGATTGAAGCTAAAGAACAAGAAAGAAAACAGCAGGAGCAAGCTGCAAGTCAATCTGCTCAAGCACAAAATGATGCTAACACTAGTCTTATTAAAGCTGAGATAGATAATAAGAAGATAGATAATAAGCGTCAATTACTTGAAGCAGAGGATGAAAGTAATAGAAATTGGGCTGAGATTAAAATTAAAGCCGAAGGAACTGAAGGTGCTTCAACACCTGTTAAGATTCCTGTAGACTTCCAAGGTTTATATCAAGATACGGATGAGAATGAAAAGCAAGCTGCATTACAACAACAGCAGCAGCAACAACAAATGCAGCAAATGCAGCAAATGCAAGGAGGAATGCAAAATGGGTGAAGTATGGTTTTATGATGTATCAGCCTTAACTTATATTAAACCGTCAGCTTTTACAGTTGATGCTAATGGCAGGTTAACTGGTAATGTTACCAAAATGGATGGTACAACAAATGTTGCAGTAGCAGCAGGAGATTTAATAGTACAAATTAGCAATGCAGATGGAGTTACAGGTAATACAACTGTTCCTGGAGCTGTTGTCCACACTACGTTAATTACTAAAGCGTAATCATTAGGAGATTGATGAGAGATGGGTGATTATAAAAGACATAAAGAACACGTGTCTGTTGGAGGCAAACCTAAAAAGGTTACACCATATGATGATAGTCAACGTGTTCTGCAGAAAGGATGGCAATGTGAAGATATAAAAGACACAATGACATTTGTATATGAAGACTTGATGAATGATTTATTTAAAGCTTGGATTACTACGAAACACCATGAAACTCAAGCTCGTGAATTTATTTATCATCAAGTAGTTTCATTAGGAGCTGTACAGTCAAATATAGAAAGAGCTGTAACAGCTAAAAACAACAAAACCAAAGAGATGGAAGGAGATGATGATGGTTGAGAATGAAAGGTTAGACAAAGCTATTGAACAATTAGATTCAATGGTAAGTGTTATGATTAGTGACATTGGGCTTGGTGCATCATATGCTAGAGTTAATTCAACAGCATGTTTAGACATGTTAAACTTAAAAGAAAAGTTACAATCAATGAAAAAGCCCGCAGTAACAAAAGGAAAAAAATAGAGGTTCTTGAAGAACCCTGATGAGAGATGATGAGAGTTGTTCAAGACTCTCTTAATTATATAGGAGACGATATTTATGAGTGAAAATTCTACCCAAACGGATGATGTAAACACGAGTGAATCTGGATTTGATAATCCGATGGACGATGCAATAGATACTTTATTAGACAGAGCAGTAGACAGAGGTACATTAAGTCCTGCTTTAGATGAGACAGAGGAAGTTGAATCTATCCAAGAAGATGACGAATCCACAGAAGAACTTGAAGGCGAAGATCTAGACCCCGCTGAAGAGGACGCTGAAGATGTTGATGATGATGAGTATGATGACGCTACGGAAGAAGAGGACGATGAGGATGAGGAATCTACCCAAGACGAAGAATCTGATGAAATAGAGGATGGTGAACTTGATTTAGAATATCTTATACCAGTCAAAGTAGATGGTGAAGAATCTGAAGTAACAATAGAAGAGTTGATCAAAGGTTATCAAACTAATCAGAGCCAGACTAAAAAAGGTCAAGAACTGGCGGAACAAGCCAAACAGTTAGAAACTGAGAAAGAAAAATCCCATGTATTTCAAAAAATAAATGAGGATTTACTTAAACAGCAAGATGATAGAGATCTAGCTTTACTACAAAGCCGAAAAGATGTTATGGACAAAATGGCTAAAGATGGTTATGTTGAAGGAGTTGATGATGATTTAGCAACACTACAATATAAGTACAGATCTTTAGAAGATGAATATACCAAGCGTAAAGCTGAACGTAGTAAAACAACGGATAAAATGATCGAGGCTCAAGAAGAAGAGTATCGTAAAACAGCAGAAAAAAATGTAAAGATTTTTCAAAAGGAAATCAAGACATTAATTCCTGACTGGTCAGATAAAATGGCGCAAGATAATTATGCGTTTGCAGTTGAACAAGGAATTCCTGAGGAATTTGTTAATACAATTGCATCACCGCTTATTGCTAAATTTATTAATGACTACCGTGTATTAAAAACATCTGCTTCTACAGGAGCTAAGAAACGCAAAAAAGCTCCAGTTAAAACAGTATCTGCTAAAAAGCCTGTTTCAAAACAAAACAAAGTGAAGACAAAGAGTGTTGATGCTCGTAAACGAATTGCTAAAGGAAAAGGATCTGATAAAGATTTAAAGGTTCTTAGCGATGAAACTTACGATAGTATATTTGATAACTCCGAACTCTTCAACTAGTCAAATAGGAGAATATTTTGGCAACAACGTTTACAACGGCAACGAACGCGGCGAGCAACCGCGAGGATCTTGCGAACTTTATTTCTAATATTGTTCGTGATGATACACCGTTTATGTCCTCTTGTGGTAGAACAAAAGCTACAGCAATTTTACATGAATGGTCAACTGACGAATTACAACCACCAGCAGCGAATAATAACGCTGAGGGCGCGGCCTTCCCAGGCACACCTTCAACTGGTCCAGTTGTAGCTCGTTTAAATAACAAAACACAAATCTTTACTAAGTCGATTGAAGTTTCAGGTACTATGGAAAATGTATCTAAAGCAGGTCGTAAGTCTGAATTTAAATATCAGTCTGAAAAACGTGGTAAAGAATTGATGCGTGATATCGAGTGGGCATTAACAACTGGTAAAGGTGTTAAGTCTTCTTCGGGTAACCGTGTTATGGGTGGATACCAATCTTGGGTGAAGGCAGCTAATACTGTTAACGCTTCAGGTGGTTCAATCACTAACGGCGCGGGAGATGGTTCTAACGTTCCTACATCAGCAGGTACTGCAGCAGCATTTACTTTATCTCAAGTAGATCAAGTAATGCAAGCAGCTTGGGAAAATGGCGGAAGACCTACTACTCTTATGATGTCACCACGTCTTAAGCGTAGCTTCTCAACAGCAGCACAAGGACAAGTTTCTAATGGAAACGTTCGTCGTAACATCGACGAGTCTGGTAAGCTTCGTCAATCAGTAGAGATTTATGAAACTGATTTCGGAGTTGTACAAGTAGTTCCTAACTACATCATGGGTCATACTGGCTCAGGTGCGGGTGCAGCTAACGCAGCAGCTGATGATAATATCTTAGTATATGATTCATCAATGTTTAAGATGGCAACACTACGTCCATTACACCACAGAGATATCTCTGCAGATGGTGATAGACTACGTGCGCTAATGGTACATGAAACTACTCTAGAGTGCTTGAATCCAAGTGCTTCTGGTCTAGTTGACAACCTAAGCGGCTAATTAAGCCAACTATAACCCCGGGTTTTTTCTCGGGGTTATTTTATATAAGGACACTATATGAGTGCAATAAAAGCTGGAGTCAAAGAAGGTAGAGGAGTAGCGACTCAAAATGTGCAAGATTATTTAGACTATGCTCAAGATATGAGACAAGTCAGTAATGGTAATACAACAATGAAAAGTTTTGCGATAATACCAGATATTGTGGCAATTGATATATACACTAAATATAATATTGATGTTCATTCTGCTGATTTTATTAAATATCCTGCTCAAGTAGAAAAATTAAAAAGAATAATAAGAGAGGAATACCCAAAGCTACTTACAGGTGGCATTTCAAACAGATTTAAAATTTAGGAGATTTAGATGGCTACTATTAAAGACCAAGTTACTTTACGAACAGGAGTAGCTGACTGGCTCAACAGGTCAGATCTAACCGATTCTCAATTAGATGATTTTATTTCTATAGGTGAGGCAAGACTCTATGAAGATCTTAGAGTTCCACCATTAGAAGTAGTACAATCATTTTCAGTTACATCAACTAATTCCAGTATAATAATTCCTGCTGGGTTAATTGAAATTATAGAATTAAAGCTTGATAAGGCTGATAAAGATGATGATATTGTATTAAGTAGAATTGATTCAAAAACATTTAGTAATCAAAAGGTTACTCATTCTTATACAAGACAAGCAAACAACTTTTTATTAACAGATGAAAATGGAGAGCAAGAAGCTTCCGGTACATTTGTTATGACTTATTATAAAGCGGAAGATCCAGTAGGAACTTATGCTACAGCAGCTACATCTGCAACTGCAATGGTTGTAGATAACTATTATAAAATTGCAGTAGCTGGAAATACTACTTGGACTAATCATGGTGCTGCTAACAATAATGTTGGCACTATATTTAAAGCTACAAGTGTTGGTACAGGTACTGGAACATCTTATATTGAAACAATACCTTGGATCTTAGGAACAGAATTTGAAACAATACTTTATGCTTCATGTGCTGTAGGTGCCACGTTTTTAGGTGATGTAGAAATGGAGCAAAAGTTTAATGAATTAACATTAAGAAAAGTTAATGCGTTAAATCAAAAAGAAATAAGAGCTAGTTTAAAAGGTTCTTCTTTTGCTTCTCGTTTTGATTCACCATTATTGTAGGAGATATATATGGCAAGAAATTCTTTTTATTCAGGTGACGTAGGTTCTGAAGTTGCTATAGATACTTCCGCTGCTGAGGCTGCTGCTTCCGCAACAGCTGCTGCCAGTAGTGCTTCAGCTGCATCTACAAGTGCTAGTGGCGCTTCTACAAGCGCAACTAATGCAGCGTCATCTTACGATTCATTTGACGATAGATATTTAGGAGC